CATCGCGTTGTATTGGTTGATCCGCTCCGTCGATAAGTCCGGCTCCGTCAGCATGTTCATGTATTGGTCCCTCATTCGGGTGAAGTACGACAGGGTCGGTTCCTGCACCCAGTTCGAGTTGACCTCGGATAAAGGCGACGTTTGGCGGTAGGTATGGTAAGAAATCGGCATGGGGAATAGTCAATAACCAGTAGCGAGCTTGAGCCATGTCTCAGACGGCTCAGAATGCTCAGCTTATATACCCCAAGACAAGCCACCCAACGACTATCACTTTTGTGTCGTTCCCACGCCACTTTGACAAGCCACCGGATCGAGTCTGCAAGAGAGTCCGGACCGGAAGAGCCCGAGCCGCCTAGTATTACTTACAGCAAGGCGGCTCATGGCTCACCCCCCGAGTATATAAAGAGGGGGTTTTAGACATTAGCCTCTCTCTTCCTTAAAAAGATGGCGAACCGACGTCAAACTGCAATTCGACCGAAAGGTCGATTTAACCCGGACGCTTGGCTGCGTGCTGCTGCCCAAAGTTCTATGGCAACTGCTCTTCGTAAGAGATTTATGGATACACCCGCAAAGACTGCGCAGCAGTATAAGAAACGTCGAATGGCGAAGCCAAGGAAAGTTTCTGGATTTGGAGGCCGTTTAGGCCGTAAATTCAAAAAAGGCCGCAAAACTAAAATTTGGAATTCTAAAGTGAAACGCAATTCTTTATCTACGCTTGCGAAGATTCAAGCTAACGGTATTTTGTACACGAAGGAAGTCGGTGTTTCGACTACTGGTGTTTCAGATGCTGTTTATTTGGGACATGCAACGTTTGCTATGCTTCAGTATAAAGCAATTTTGATTGCGACGTTAGTTAAACGTGCGTTTGCTAAAATCGGTATTGTGATGAAGAATATCAGTGATATTCCTTTTCCTGGTGTATTGGTGGGTGATCAATTAACAATTGAATTCCGAACTAATCAAGATATTTTGGCTGCCCCTGCCACTGTATCTTCTACTATGACTGCTACGCAGACGTTTTCGCAAATTATTGACACTTTTGTGAACAATTCTAGTTTATGGATTAATGATGATAGTCAACTACTTCGTATGTATTGGCAATTTAATGGCGGCAGTAACACGCAGCGCTTTATTCAATTGCAAAACGCTTCTATTGAAGTGTATTGTAAAAGTAGTCTGAAATTGCAGAATGCTACTACATCTGCTGCTGGGTCAGAAGCAGACGAAGTAGATAACGTTCCTATAGCCGGTAAAAATTATTTTGGATTCGGCACCGGAACTACTTCTGGACGTAGTGAACGTATAGAGGAACAGTTTTGGGGACGTGAAGATTGTGGATTTATGAAACATGTTCCTACACCAGGTGGAGGTCTGATTGAAATGCCTTCTGCTTCTTACTTTAGGAATGTTAAGAAGATGGGAAAACATCGTTTGAACCCTGGTACAATTAATTACAGTGTTCTTAAGGATCATTATAAGGTTTCACTTAACTGGCTGTTTACGAAACTACAACAAAGGGTTGATCACGTTACAGACGTTTCTCAACTTGGTAAATTTAAATTTTACGGATTTGAACATGTCATTAAGGCTGCTTCTGATTCGCCTGCAATTAAGGTGCTTGGCGAGGTCAACTACCAACTGGGCATGGTGCTTACTGAGAAGTATAGTAACGTTACTGATCAGATTGTTGCGCAAGGATATCTTGCTTACTAATAAAGAAAAATAACGACGATATTTCAGTGCATTCGCGGTCATCCGAGTTTTTTTACCCCAACCCCAACCGCAACCCTAAACCCTAACATCTCGACGTGTGCCCAGGAGTAGGGTTAGGCTTTAGGCTTTAGAGTTTAGGGTTAGGGAAAGGGTTAGGGAAAGGGTTAGGGAAAGGGTTAGGGAAAGGGTTAGGGAAAGGGTTAGGGAAAGGGTTAGGGAAAGGGTTAGGGAAAGGGGAATACTAAAGGTTGATATGGCGAGTTATGACCTGCAATTCCCAAATGCCAGCGTTATTTTGGCAACTCTGGCGCCTAAAGTTTTGACTGGCTGAGCATGACCTTTATTCCCAGCGATAGTGGAGGAGCACCGCGCGCATTGTGCGAAGCATTCGTCGGGTGATGGCCTCGAACCCGCGAACCCGGAGGGCAATAGCACGGAGCGGACGGAACCAGCGGAATAAAGGTCAATGCGACCTAAAATTTCATTAATTTTTTTATTTCATTCACGCTCAGTAATATGTACAATATTTAACCTTCGCTCCAGTGCTTCCCGGGTTAATTGATCAAGTGTTGGATACCACTCTGTGGGGTTGAGATTTGAGGTGATCCAGATGGTTGTTGCGGCCAATACCACGCTGGAACCTTTAACTTCAACGATAACTGGATACTTGTCGAACCATCGGAGTACGTGGGCGACGTCAATGTCTCCACGAAATTCATCGATGACAACATGTTCATGACCTCGGTATCCATCCCAGAATTTAGACCTTGGATCTTTAGGATAAGCGTGCAATCCGGCTTCATCCCACGCCCTGTGCGACTTCCCGACCCCAGTTGGACCCCAATACACGTTAACCGTTCGTTCCACGGCAACAGGTTCACAATAATCGACAGCGATTCGCTTGAGGTTGCCGTAATTTCGCACAAAGATATCGCCCGGGATATCGTCCAACCTTCCACGTTTAGCGTTACCTTTGATGGCTTCCCAATCCGCACTGTTAGCTCGGTTGAGTGGGCGATCTCCGAGTTCAAACTGTGTTCCTGCAACGCGAGTAGCCTCCTTCCATACGTACTCATCCGCTGCATTCGACCTGGAGGGCTCGGCGTGACAGGTTCGTCCAAAGATGTCCTTAACTCCTCCACGGCGGAGTTTTCGTTTAAAGATGACGAGGATCTGCCAATGAAGGTAACGTAGTCGTCCATTCTCGACTGCCACCAATTCACCATCGCGTTGTATTGGTTGATCCGCTCCGTCGATAAGTCCGGCTCCGTCAGCATGTTCATGTATTGGTCCCTCATTCGGGTGAAGTACGACAGGGTCGGTTCCTGCACCCAGTTCGAGTTG